GTTCATAATGAGTAGCAGTATCACTATCACCAAATAGTTCTTCTCTAGCATATGTTACATTAACTAGATTAGTTCTACCTTCTAGGTCATTAGATGAGTACTCAAAAACACCATCAACTACAGTAGCATTAGATACTACTTTAGTAATGCTTTGGCCTGCGCCATCCCAGATAATTGAAATCTGGCCTAGACTATTAGAGGAGAAGTTAGCATTACCTAGATTTAACAAGTAAGTTAAGAAAGTCGGAACATTATCTCTTTCAATAAACTGAAAGTGCGCTGTATATCTAGGTTCTTGACCACCTTTACCATCTGATACTAACTGGTCACAGTACTGAGCATACAAGTAAAAGGAACCTACATCAATATCACTAGCAGCAATCTCTAAACCCCATTCAGAGTCTAAGAAAGTAGAACCATGTTCTCGTAGAACCCAGTAAGTTATCCAAGCCAAGTTATCAGTATATTCTCTAACTGACTTAAATGCACCATTCCATACACCAGTATAAGTTCTGGTAGTTGGGTTATAATTAACTGGTAAAGGTAGTTTAATACCTTTAACTTTGAACTTAATTTCAGGAATAGAACCACCAAACTGGGCAGCATCCTTTAAAGTAACACCAACTAAAGCTGTATGTGGATATGTTAAACTAGATTCAACTATAGTAGTTATAGCAGATAAAGCTGTAGTGCTATAATGTTTATCATCTGAATCATCAGCAGAATCTCGGACAATCATAATGCCCCAAGAATCTAGTTCTCCGGTAGTAGCTGGTTTCTCTAACCTAACATCCCATGAATAAGGGTTAGTACATTTACCATTCTTAGTAATAGTACTAGCTAATTGCCAACTTCCTGGACTACCGCCAAATGGTTGGTGTCTTTTATAAACAGATAAAGTAACTGTATAACCTACTCGGTCTCCTTCTCCGGTTACTTGCATCAATCTAGGAATAGTTAGGTTAACTCTAGCCGCATCATACATACCTAAAAGAGAGTAGATATGCTGAACACCAGCTTTTAACTCAACCGGAAAGACACCACCACCAGTTAAAGGAGCCTCTACCTCAGAGAAACCTTTAATAACAGTCTGGTCAACTGTACCTTGTCTGACTTCGTAGTCTACGGTAGAGCTATAGTTACTAATACTTGCACTATTTACTAGAATATCCTCTACGCTGTCTATTTGGCCTTCTGATAAGGCAAATAATAGTCTCATTGTCTGTTTAGAGGATAAAGTATCGGCAGCTTCTACAGGAGTATGCCCACCACCTTTCTTTTCACCATAAATTACTGGTAAGTTTTCCATTATGCTGTAACCTCTTCTGTAAATGCACCAGATGAAATAAGTACTGCACCACAATAAGGATTACCAAATATAAGTGGTACACTACCACCTTGGTTTCTTACTATAGGTGCGCCATTAAATAAATTAGATTTGTTTTGAGCTGCGGCAGGGTCTTGGGAGAATTCTGGGGTAGGTGATAGAGCTGACATTAGCATATTAAGACCGGTAGAGATGGCTAATAAAGCTATTGTATTCATAATCATTAAAGTAGTTGCTAAGGTCATTCCTGTGGTACTAGCTACCGCCATAGCCGCAGCTAACCAAGCAGTACTTATAGGTTCTTCTCCGCTAATATCAGGGGCTATAAATAAAACATCAAACCCTTCAAAAGTAGAAAACACTACTTCAGGTACTAAAGCTACAAAACTATCTTCCCTAGTAGAATCAGCTAATACAAACTTATAGTTATTATTTAACAATTCATCAGCAAAGCTATCACCTTTCTGCAAGCGGAGCAAACTAACTACTTCTTTTATATTAGAAGCAAACAATTCAAATACCTCAGGATTTTCACCTGAAAGAATAACAACATTTAGTTTAGCCGACATATTTTAATACCTTATTTATTCTTCCTAAGAAAGTTTCAAAAGGAACTGATACACTAACCATGCCTTGATGTATAACCTGACCTTTCCAATAGATACCTAAATGATTGCAGGTAAAGCCACCGTGGTCTAATAGAACTAGATTACCATCAGTAAGTTCTTCAAAAGGAATTACTTTAAACCCATAATCCTCGAAATAGTCACTAAATATATCATTCATGTGCCTGATATCTTGATAATCTTTATCTACTAGAGAATCTTTTAGAATAATACCAAGTTCAAATCTATAAAAGTCCTGAACTAAGTTATAACAGTCATAGATAAACCATTGAAAAGGTCTACCAATATAATTATTATCCGGTATTCTAGGAAACTGAATTGGGTCTGTAACGGTTAAACTCTCACAACCAACAATTAACCAAGGTAATCCAGTTTTTTTCTGATTAACATAATCAGCATAACTAGGCGTTCTTAAATCAAATAGTTCTTGCTTTTTCAAAGCCCTAGTATGCGAGTGAACTACCGCTATAGCTTTGCTAAACCATCTGGCATAGTCTATAGTATCTATCCTAAATGACTTTTCCGGCTCATCAGCAGTATTCTTTACCGGAATAAAGTCATCTTCAGTTAGGAAACCGCACATTTCCTGCGGATAGCAGTTTAATGTATGTTCTCTAATCTTCTCAGACTGTTTAAAAGTCAACTCTATTCTATCTGACATTTTTATTAATCCCAAGCCCAGGAAAGTCTTTCTTTAACATCTGCCGTTTAGGAAGGAAAGCTCTTTCTTTATCTCTAAAATCCCTTAACTCAAAGGATAGTGTAGTTCTATTATGCGAAGTCTTCTTAGCTATAAAGTATTTCAATGGCGGCAGCGATACTTTACTAGGGGAATTCAAATAAGGTGTAAATGTTCTAATATAAGTAACAGTAGCACCTATAATATCCCCGTAGGCAAAAGCTAACTGACCAATATACTTATTAACATTAGCTATTACTAACTTTGGTCTTGGAGGCGCACCATCAGAAGAAAAAGATACTTCAGAAATCTGTATAGGGTACGGAACGTAGTCATTACCACCAAAACTAACAGCTTTTATATTAACTAGGTCAGTAGAGTCAGTCATAGTAGCTACTCTGAATACGTTACCAACTAGAGCCGGAACATTAGTAGAAGTTAAATCAATCTCAAATAACTCTACTAATGCTGGAACTTCTGATTTTAGAACATCTTGATTAATAGTCATATGTTGAAGACCTGAACTAACTTACAAGAAATAGAAAATACGCCATTTCTATTTAAAGTTTTTCTGGAATATCCTTCATTAGTGATTCTGAATTTCAATTGTACTGTTTCATTAGTAGGAGTCCAAGTTAGTATTCCCCAAGAACCAACACTATCTAATACAGTTTCTACAGTATTTCTTTCAGTTAATGTTAAAGCGCCCCACTCAACATTCCATGAAGCTACCTTATTATTAATCCCATTAGGTGCTATTTGTTGATAGCCATCCCCAAACTGGGAGGAGATGGCTCTAAAACTAACAGACTTATCACTTGAAAGTGCTATTTTATTAGGTAAAGGCAAAGCTGTTGTAGTCATGTCTTATCCAAATTTAGTAGTTCTATTAAGTGAGTTGCCTGGTCTAGCTGCTAATCCGATTTCTTGCTTAGCTATAGTTCTCATCATAGCTTCTGCAATTTTCTGTCCTGTATCTGCGGGTTTTTCGTCCTTAGAACTTTGAACAGTAACTTCTATATTATACACATTACTGCCCGATTGTCCAGTACTATCAGCAGATACACCGAGTTTACCTTTAGAATTTCTGGTCAAAGGTAAAATAGCTTCTGGCCCTGCTTCACCCATTAAACCAGTACCTTTAGCAAATGGGAAAATAGTAGGTTTAGATACTATTGAACCTGAGTAAGCTGAGATACCTGAGCCTGAGAATACACCACCATTAGCAGCGGCTAGCATAGGCCCTGCACCCATAGTAGCTGCAGTAGCTCCGCTAATAGAACTACTAAATAGCCCCATAAAACCACTGCCAATATTAGATAAAGCTGGGGTAATAAAACTACTTAGTAAAGTTTCAGCCATTTTCTGAGCTAAAATTCTCTGAATACTGCCAATCATGGAAGTAGCAAAGTTAGAGAAAGCTTTACTAGCTGAGTCAGTACCAGCTATAAATCCAGTAAAAGCATTAGAGAAAGAATCATTAAATGCTTTATTCATTTGCTCTGCTATATAGCCGGACTTTCCTTTCAAATCTTCTAATATTTCTTTAGTTTTAGCTACTTCTTTTTTAGCGTTATCGGAAAGTGAAATTCCAGTACCTTGAGAACTTAATATCTCTTTCTGTTTTTCTGCTATTTCAGCCATGCCAGCTTTATATTTAGCTAAGGCTTCGTCAGAAGCAGTACCCCAAATATCAGGAAATCCAGCAGTAGTTCTATCAGCTATTCTTTGAATAGTAGCGTCATATTCAGCAGCTAAAGCATTTCTCTTAGTAGCCAAGTCATTTAGCTGTTCGTCAATAACGGCACTATCTTTTAAGGCATATAACTGTTTTAATCGTTTAGCCGCTAATTCATCACCAGCATCTGCTAGTAAAGATAGTTTTAGGATTAAAGCACCATTAGTAGCTAAGAATTTCTGTTCAGCAGCATCCGCAGCTTCTGTAGCTGTAACTAAAGTACCAAAGGTTTTAGCATATTCGGCATTTATATTTGCTAAGCTAGTTTGCAGCTCTCTTTCAGCATTAGTCTTTTCGATAATAGTCTTAGTAGCAAGTTTATTAGCATCAGTTTCAGCTTTAATTAACTCACCATTTAACTTTTGAATCTTAACTTTGTCTTTCTGAGCATAAGCTAACTGTAACTCTTGGTTCAGCATTTCTTTCTGAACAGCTAAATCAGTTTCCTGTAACTGCATCTTTTGAGAGAAATAAGTCTCAATAGACATAGCATTTTGCTGATATAGAATATCTATATTACCTAGTGCTTCTGTAAGGTCAGCTTGTATTTGGCTATAACTATTTTTAATCTCTTCAAAAGCACTTCTATAAGTTTCTTTTAGAGAAGCTTTATTCTGCTCTGCATTTTTCTTTAAGCCTTCTCCTGAACCGCCTTTATCAGTAGCTCCTATCTCTAAACCACTATTAAGCATTTCAGTAATATCTGAACTAGATAATTTTAAACCAGCGGCTAATTGTGCGCTTATCTCTTTACCTACTTCATAAACAGGTTTACCTTTTACATACTCTTTTACTTTGGAAATATCTTTCTCAACAGCTCTTGTAACTACACTAGAACCGTAAGCATCAAATTGGGCTGCATATTCTTTAGCAAATTGATTAGCAGTTAAAGCAAGATTTACAGTTAAGCCTTCTTCTGTAAAAGCTTGTTTAGTGGCTTTCAAATACCCCAAAGTAAGAGGCACATATTGTCTAAAGAAGTCACCTACAGCTTTAACAGGGTCTGGTAAAATAGCTTTTAAGAAATCACTTCCAAAACCTTTATAAGTTTCTAAATAACTTGTTAATAGTGTTTTAACATCAGATAAAACTACACTTAAAGTAGAGGTAATAGAGGCTGTTTCATTATTATAGTCTACTAAAATACCTCTAGCTTCTTCATATTTAATACTTAGATTAGCTACTGATACAGCGGCAGTTACAGCAGCAGTAGCTACACTTAGCATACCAGCCGACATACCAGTTAAAAGAACTGTTACCTTACTAAGATTAGCTGCTAAATTTACAGCTAAAGCAACGCTTAATCTAGCTGCTACTGCTACAGATAAGATTTCAATAGCTTGTAGAACTCCAGTAGCATTCTTCTGTATTGTTTCTAAAGCTTCTGCACCTAATTTAACTATATCGTTTAAAGTTGATGACGTTCTTTTGTATATTTCATCTGTCAGTTCAAAATAAGTACTTCTAATTCTTTGTAAATTAGATAATAATTTTGTTCTAGTATCCTCAAAGACTGAATCATCTGGACCACCAAAAGTATCTCTATAAGCTTTGGAAAATTCTGGAATAAATTGTCTAGCTATAACTAAATTTTTACTCATAGCATCCATAAATTCTGCTACAGATAATTTAGTTCTAGCTGCCCCTTCTTTTCCTTTATTTATATAGTTTTCCCAAGCTTTAGCA